TCCTGTGGGCACGAAGACGACGCTGTGCATGTCGCCTGTTTCCGGCTTGGCCGCACTGGGCGCTGGTGCCAAGGGTCTCAAAGACCTCATCAAGAGCGGCGGCAAGACCAGCGGTGGTGGCGGCGGCGGCAAGGGTGGCGGTGGTGGTGGCGGCGGTGGTGGCGACTGCTGCTGCTGCTGTTGCTGCTGTGATGATTGCTGCTGTGACTGCTGCTGCGATTGCTGCTGCTGTGATTGCTGCTGCTGTGATTGCTGCTGCTGCTGCTGCTGCTGCTGCTGCTAATTCGAAAAGGACTAGGACATGGCGACCAAATTTAGCCCAGAAGATTTGAGGTTCGCTGGTAGCTTGTCGGGGATCAATCCTGCCGAGCTTGAGCCAGATGCACTTCAGAAGTACCAAAAAACCATTGAGGAGCAGATTGCTGCCCTTGAGCAGCGCTATGCCGAGCCCAACTGGTTCAAAGTCGCTGCCGGGTTTGCCAAGCCGCAACTCGGCGGCTTTCTTGCGTCTCTTGGATCTGCTGCAGAGGCCATGGGCGAAACCGTGGAGCAGCAGCGCGAGCAGATGCTACCGATTGCCCAGATGAAGGTGGCTGTCGAGCAAGCCAACCTGCTTTTGGGTTCCAAGAAAAAGCAAGACCAACTGTTCCAAGAATGGCGCGCCTCAGGCAAGCCCATGGACGAGGCGACGTACACACGGATTGCCTCTCTTGATCCGCAGGGCACAGAGACGCCCGTTTCCAAAGCTGCGAAGCAATACTGGGAGCAGGCTCGCCAACGTGTCGGTGCAGCCACTGAGGCTGAAGCAGCAGCGTCCAAATATCCCAAGTTGGATGAGGCGTTTAGTGCGTACATCAGCGCCGCAGCAGATCCAAAAGCAGATCCGTCTGTTGTGGAGCAACGCAACAAAACAGTGTTGACGCAACTCAACGCAGCCAAGCCTCCACAAACTGATCAAGCGCAATGGGACGGAATGTCTCGCCTTCAGAAGATGGAAGAAGTGGAACGGTATGCTCGCGCACAGCGTGAGGCCGGTATGGGCGCTGAGGCAACCTTCCAACAGCAGGCATCACAGGCACCGAGTCGGCTGTCTTTGCTCGGGTCAATTCGCGACCTTGCTCTTGGTGTCGGCCTCAAGGATGTCACCAAGAAGGTCGATGGCAAAGACGTCACGGTCAATGGTCAGCAGCAGATGGCTGCATTGCTCAACTACTTCGGTGGCAACAACCCGTTCGAAGTGCTGGCGCGTGCTGCTGCTGATGGCAAGCTGGGAGAAAAGCTGGCCGACATCGACAAGTACGCTCGTCAGAACGCCATGTCGCCTGCGGCCCGGGATCACTTCCAGAAGCTATCGAAGCTGCTGGCCGAGAACCAAGTGTCTCTGCGCAATTCGACGCTCAACCCCACCGATGCATCGTCCATGCTGCAGCAGGCCGGTTCTCCCAACATTGGCAACTCGCAGACCGCACTGGCGTCCTTGGTTGACCTCATGGGTCACAGTGAGCAAAACGCCATCGAGCGGTACAAATACGTGCTCGACAATCGCATCCCGTATCGTCAACTGGGTGTTGATCCCGGCTATCTGCAAAAGCAGGCCAAGTACGCTGACGAGCACCGTCAAATTGCAACGAGCAATCCGCTCATCAAAACGCCGAGCTGGTACAACCCGGCACGCAGTGTTGCAGGTGAAGGCCAGACCACTGTGGCACCAGCGGGTGGGACTACTGCTGCACCGGCCACGCCAGCATCTCCTGCGGCCCCTGCTGGAGCTGCACCCAGTCGTCCCGCTGCGGCGCGTACAAATGAGCGCGTGATTGGTGGCAAAACGTATGTGCGGCAAGCTGATGGGTCTTGGAAAATCAAGGAGTAAGCATGGAATCGCGTGCCGACTTCAACAACAACCCCGGCAATCTTCGGCCACCGAAGGATGTGACCTACGAAGGTCAGATTGGTGTTGATGACAAAGGTTTTGCCATCTTTGAAACGCCTGCGTTTGGTGAGAGGGCGCTGAAGAACGACATCAAGATCAAGATCGAGAAGGGCATCAACACGCCTGAGAAGTTCATCGACATGTACGCCCCCAAAGGAAAGGATGCGTATGGAGATGAAAACTCTGAAGAGGGTCGTGAGAACTACAAAATTTGGTTGGCGCACAAGCTTGGTTTGAAGAGCACGACAGACCCGTTTCCTGACGATGCGCTGGACAAGCTGCCCGGGGCCATCAAGGCCTTTGAGGGTGGCACGTGGAACAAGCCCGACGAGAAAAAGGATGAGGTCAAGTCTGATAGCACTGAAGTTGCTGCGGCTGACAGTGGTGATCGGGTTGAGTCTGCTGGAGGTTCTGAAGTCCCGGGCTACATGGATGAGGTCAAGCCTTTTGCTGGGATTGTTGGCGGCGGTATTGGCACAGGCATTGCCACAAGTGTTGAGACTGGCAAAAAATTGGCTCCTCTCGTGCCAAATATCATCAACGCCATAAATCCCAAGGCACAGGTCAATCCCATGCAACCGCAGTCCCGCTGGAGTCTGCAGCGGTACCTGAACAGCCAGATCCCCGGCAACCTGCAGATGTCGCTGACTGACCTTGAGAAAGTGTCTGGCGGCAACAAGATCCGCACGATGTCCGAGGTGCAGAACGCATTGAAGGCCATCCAGAAGGTCGATGCAGAGCGGATAGCCAAGACTGCCTCGATTGATCCGAAGACAGGCATGCCGCGCAAGATTTACACAACGGTGCCCGGGCGTGCGCCGGTTGATCTGACGCAGTTTGAGGTCAAGCCTACAGGGCCCGTGAGACAGGCTTTGAGCCGCGAGCTGTCATCGGCTGGAGAGCTGACTCGGGCTGTGGCACCGTCGGTTGGCCGCATTGCCATGGGTGGTCTTGGCGGCGCTGGCGCTGTGATGTCTGGCCTCGATGCCTATGAACTCTCAAAGAAGATTGAAGAGGACAAAAAGAAGGGCATCAAGCACGAAACCATCATGGGCATGACGCCTGATGAGTGGCGTTTGAGAACCAAGCAAGCGGCCACTGTTGGTGGTGCGATGAGCATGTGGCCTGCAGGAATTACCCAGCTCGGTGGATTGGCGCTGTCGTCGCCTGAATTGGCGTGGTCAATCTACGACTGGTACAAGAATCGCGGAAATACTGGATCACCGGCTGCAGGCGCACCTACTGGCGGGGGACTACCTGCAGCAGGCGATCCAGAAAGGCTATCTCCGCAGTGATCATGCCGACCGTCTCCTCGGCATGAGGGCATTGCAGTTGCCCATGTTGGGCCCCCTCGGGCCACTACCTGAGGGGGCCTTTTTTTAGGACGAGAAGATGGCGATCACGACGGCAATTTTGATCCCGATGATGATCGCGGCCCAGATCATGCCTTGCCCCTGACCTGCTCGATCCTCTCGGCCACAAGGCTGTTGACCGCCTTTGCAACCTTTAAGCACTCAGCACGCTCGACCTTGGCGATCTTGGGCGCTGCAGCGTTGATGAATGCGTTTGCCAGCTTCACCAAGTCATCGCGCAGAAAGTTGTAGTCCTCCTCCAACTTGGCATTGATGAAGGTCTCTGTGATCTCTTCAGTGGTCAAGTACGTCATGCCGCAACCTTTCTTCCGGGGCGTGCGCGAGGCGTGCCGTCTTTCTTGTAACCCCACGGTGCCTCTTTTGACTTGGCCTTTGGCTTAGTTTCCAGCGACTTGCGCAAGCGACTGTTCTTGGGCAATGGCTCACTGCGCCTGTCCAGAATTTCGTTGAAGAGAAATTTGTACAGGATGTTGAGCAAAGTCGAAGCTTGCTCAGTCGTGAGGGTCAGGGTGACGGTGCTCATCACTTGATCTCCAGTTGTTCAGGTGCCGGGGCAGAGGCCAACTCAATCTTGATGCCCTTGGACATTAACTGCGCGACATCGATTGCCTTGGCGACATCGACGGCGTATTGCTTGCCTGCGACATGACGCAGGGCCTGTGCTTGGCTGGTGGCCTGCACGAGATGCTCGGCACCATTGCCGGTGACTTTGTAGATGCGTTGTTCAGTAGCCATGGTTCGCTCCTTATAGGCCAAAGTTGTTTTTGAGTTTCCAGAATTGCAGGAGACACTTGAACATCTCCCACCCCTTCGTAAGTTCGCCTTCAGGCCACTCGACGATCTTTACGAGTCCCGGGTGCGTGCGGGACACAAACACGTTTGCACATCGTGCGTGATGCAGGCCAAGGCCATGCCGGTAGGCAGCAAGCTGCATGAGGTGCTCGTCGTAGGCATCGACCTTGTCGTCGGGGCCGAAGTCCTTTGACTTGGCGTCCAGCACGATGCCGGTGGGCGCGTACTGGTCAGGGTTGCAATGCATGTCAACCTTGCCACCGTACCCGATGGGGTCGGCAAAGCTGCGCTCGACCAGCCACTCTTGGCACGGGTGCGTGTTGAAGTGGTTGAACACGCTCTCCTCAAAGCGCAGCGCGATCTCTTTGTGCTCGACCTCCTTCTTCCCGGCGTACCACTGCTCAATGGATTCGTGGATGCGCGTGCCCAGCTCTGCAGCCTGTTTGCCGGTCTCCTTGGAGTCGGCCACGATGCGTGCGATGTAGGCCTTCTCAGGCTCGTCTGGGGCCTTTGGCAGGGTCAGTGCTGCGAGGAGCATCTGCTCCAGCTTCCACTGCTCCAGACCGGGCTTGGCGGCGATCTTGAGAATCGTGCTCACAGAGGGCACCAGATTCATCTTGCGTGCGTCCCTGAGGGTCGTGGGGCGGTCTGAGCCGTCCTTGGCCTTCACGGTGTACTGGGGCCCACCGTCCTGCTGGTACCAGTGAACTGATTCTGCTGATCTGGCAATGATTGTTGTCATGTGTTCTCCTTTTCAATTTGTACATCGCGCCATTCGCCGCCCTTCAGCTCCACTGTCTGGTATCCATGTCCGTCAGAGAATGTGCGAAACGGTGCCCACCACTGCTGGAGGATGCGCACGACCTTCCCAACGTTTTCACCGTGCTCACGAGTAGGAATTACCCGTTCCACAAAACGTAGTCTGTGAGTTGGCACCATTGAGGGTGACGTTTCAACTGGCACTTTGGCATCGTGCCATCCGGCCATCTTGGGCATGGTTTCAAAGTCGTCCATCAGAACACTCCAAACCACACGCCCGTGCCATGCACGCACCCGACGGGGAAGAAGATCGCGCCGACGAGCAGAAGCATCCATTTGCTGCTGCTGATCGATACGATGACATGGGTCAGCCAAGCCAGCCCAGTCCAGATCAAAAGCGCTACGCTCCAAAAGCTATCCATGGTTGTCTCCTCAGAAGGGGATATCGTCGTCTTCCATCTCGGCTGCAGGCGCTTTGGACGCTGCAGGAGCTGGCGTGCTGCCACCTTGCATCTTCTGCCACTCAGGGCTCGATGTGATCTTAGCCTTGAGGTTGTCGCTGAAGGTCTCAAACAGGGCCATGTCGGGCTCCTGCAGGTTGAACATCTCGTTCTTGTTGACTGCTTGCGGCAGGCCGTTTTGCTTGATGATTGCAGGCACCGGTGTGACGCCGTTGATGTTGGCGTAGGTCTTGCCATTCTGGCCTTCGCGTTCGATCACGTTGAGCATGCACCATGCACCCAAGATGTTCTTGAGGTCAAAGCGACGCATCTCCTCTTGCGTAAAAGGCTTGCCACGCCATGACTGCAGGTCGAGCCGCAGGTTGGCCTTCTCAGACCATGACAGGGTGTAGTTCTTGAAGATGGCAAAGGGTCTGCCGTCGTTCATCTTCAGGGGTTGACCGTTGTCATCAGATCCGTGGATCTCCCAGCCGATCATGATCTTGTGGAGGTACTTGGTCTGGCCCATGTACTCGGACTTCTGGGTGCCCAGATCCACGATTCGGTAGCACCGTGCGAGGTGCATACCCGACGGACAACGCTCAAAGTTGCCGCCCTTGTCTTCGACGTAAAAACTCATCTTTGCTCCTTGTAAACAGTCCCGTAGGACAACCACCCGGTCAACGCGACCGTGAAAAGACTGTAACACGGAATTTGATTCTGTGCTAGACTTTTTGCATGTGCTGTCCCATGAGGTCAGCAGGAAAGGAGAGAGATGAACCTAAAACAGTACTTCAAAGACGAGCCCTACGGGGCCAAGAAAGAGATGGCCGAGTACCTTGGGATCACACCTACATGGCTGGGACTACTGATCCGCAAAGCACGACGACCGTCACCGAAACTTGCCAAAGAAATTGAGAAGGCCACACAAGGCCTCGTGACTGCCAAAGAACTGCGCCCTGATTTGTTTGACTGACCCGCTGTTGGGTTTTTAAGGAGATGTGATGAAGAAGATGAAACTGGATGCGATATGCATCGATGGAGGCACACAGTGCCGCGTGGTGATCGACCAACCAACGGTCTACAACTACGTGGAGCACATGAAGGACGGAGACGAGTTTCCCCCGCTGGAGACCGTCTTTGATGGAGCCACGCACTGGCTGACCGATGGCTTCCATCGCTGGCATGCGTACAGGATCCTCGGCATCAAGGAGGTGGAGGTCAAGTACAGACCCGGGACGAAAGAAGACGCAATCCTCGCTGCACTCAAGGCCAACGCCAAGCACGGCAAGACCCTGACCAACGAGGACAAGCGCAACAAGGTCACCATGGCCCTGTCGATCCCGGGCTACGCTGAGAAGTCCAACTACGAGATCGCCAAGCTGTGCGAGCTGTCACAGTCCTTTGTGGCCTCAGTTCGCGACCCCAAGGTCAAAGAGCGGCAAGACAAGAACCGCCAGAAGGCCGCAGAGAAGAAGGCCGGTGTTGCTAGTCCGACTAGTACTCCACCCGCCCCTACTAGTCCGACTAGTAGTGAGCCTGATCCGCATGCAGGTGCAACGCCTGATGATGACGAGATCAAGGCTGCAGAGCTGGCCCATCAAGCTGACGTCGAGGCCATGTACAAGCTGTTGGAGGCCGACGAGCCCCTGAAAGCAGCACACGATGAAATCAAGCGACTCAACCACCTCAACTCCCAGTTGGAGATCCGTCTCCATGGGCTGATGAACGAGCGCAACGAGGCCGTGAAAATGGTCAAGAAGCTGCAGAAGGAACTCGACAAGTCGAAAGGCAAAAAATGAACCAAGCAGTCCTAGCGCCGAGTGAGCGCGATGATGGATTCCCTCCCCCGCGTGACTTCCAAATCACTGCGCACGACGCCCTGCGTCAGGGGTTCCGTGAGGGCCACAAGAACCAGATCATCATGGCCCCTACGGGTGCCGGGAAGACCTACCTCGGTCTTCGGGTGTGCAACGAGGCCATCCAGCGCGGCAAGCGTGCGGTGTTCCTGTGTGACCGCACCACGCTGATCAACCAGACCTCTGCGGTGGCCGACCGCTATGGCCTGAACGAGCACGGCATCATCCAAGCCAACCACTGGCGGCGGCGTCCTGAGGAGCTGCTGCAGATCGCCAGCGTGCAGACCATTGCCAAACGGCAGTTCTGGCCTCAGGTGGACGTTCTGGTGGTCGACGAGGCCCACACCACGTACAAGGCGTGGACGGAGTTCGCCAAGGAGACCAAGGCAGTCGTGATTGGGTTGTCGGCCACACCCTTCACTGCGGGGCTGGGCAAGATCTTCACGAACCTTGTGAACGCCACCACGATGTACGAACTCACGCAGATCGGTGTGCTGGTGCCCATGCGGATCTTCTCGTGCCACAAGCCCGACATGACCGGCGCTGAGATCAAGGGCGGCGAGTGGACTGACAAGGCCGCTGAGGAGCGCGGCATGGAGATCATCGGGGACGTCGTCTCCGACTGGCACAAGCATGGCGAGAACCGCAAGACCATTGTCTTTGGTGCCACCATCAAGCACTGCGAGGAGCTGTGCAGGCAGTTCATCAGCTCCGGCGTGATGGCCGCTGTGTTCACGAGCGACACCACCGACAAGGAGCGCGAGCTGCTGCTGCAGGAGTACCGCAAGCCTGACAGTCACCTCAGGGTGCTGATCAGCGTCGAGGCCTTGGCAAAGGGCTTTGATGTGCCTGACGTCGGATGCATCTGCGATGCGCGGCCACTGCGCAAGAGCCTGAGCACGGCCATCCAGATGTGGGGCCGGGGCCTGCGGTCGTCACTTGAGACTGGCAAGAAGGACTGCCACCTGCTGGACTTCAGCGGCAACATCATCCGGTTCTTTGAGGACTTCAACGACATCTACTTCAACGGGCTCGACAAGCTGGACGACGGCGACAAGCTCGACAAGAAAGTGCGCACGGCTGAGGAGTTTGAGAAGAAGGGTTGCCCCCGCTGCGGCTACACGCCCTTCCACAAGCGGTGCATGGCCTGCGGATACGAGAAAGTCAGCAAGCAGATCAGCGAGGCGCTGCCGGGTCACATGAAGGAGATCTTCATTGGTGAGGGCAAAAACAAGAAAAAGCTTGCCGACAACGCCGAGCACCTGTGGAATCAGGTCTGTGCCTATGCGAGGATCTACAGCAAGCCTGAGAAGCAGTCAGGGCGTGCGTGGCACCTGTTTCGGCAGATCACCGGCCAAGAGACCCAGTGGTCGTTTCACAAGGCCCCTCAGGTTGAGATCACGCGCAACGTACTGAACAAAATCAAGCAGATGAACATCGCATTCAAGAAGGGGACAGGAGCATGAAAGAAGACATCATCCGCATGGCGCGGGAGGCTGGTGCCCTTAATCTTCACATTGGTGAATGGGTGCTTTTTGGTGATGCAAGTATTGAGCGTTTTGCCGAGCTTGTCGCTGCTGCGGAGCGAAACAAACTAGCGCAGTGGATGATTCAACACAGCTATGCCACGGGGCACGGTGACACGATGGAAGACTTGCTGAAAGAGCTTGAGTGGCAAATAAATGAACGAATCAATGCTTGGGAGCGCTCCCTTGCGGAGGCCATCCGAGCAAGGGGGCAAAAATGACTGACTTCATCACCTTTGCCCGGGCCCATGGTGTCGAGATTGACCCCGGGCGGCTGTACCCCTCAGACAAGATCAAGCGGTGCGGCACGGTCGAGAAGCCCCGGTCGGGCAACGGGGCCTACTTTTGGGATGGCGAGCGCGGCTGGGTCATGGACTGGTCAGGAGAGGCCAGAGTCGTTTGGTACCAGTCGGACAAGGCCAAGCCTTGGACGCCCGAAGAAAAGCGCCTGTGGGCCCAGAAAAGGGCCTCTGCGGCCTCGGATCAGGAGCGCAAGTACCAGCAGGCTGCGCTGCAGGCCGACATGACCCTGCGCTCGGCCATCGTTGACCACCACCCTTACCTTGAGGTCAAGGGGTTCAAGGACGACAAAGGGCTGGTTTTGGGCGACAAACTGCTGATCCCCATGCGCAACGTCTCGACCAACAAGTTGCAGGGCTACCAGTCCATTTGGTGGAACATGGATGAGGTCAAGTACGAAAAGAAGATGATGACCGGCATGAGGGCCAAGAATGCGGTGTTTTGGCTCGGCCAGCGCGACGCAGACGAGATCTGGCTGGTGGAGGGCTATGCCACCGGTTTGAGCGTGCGTGCGGCCCTGAGAAGCTGCGGCATGTCCGGCTCTGTGGTGGTGGCCTTCAGCGCCTCCAACCTCGTGCAGGTGGCCGACCAGATCCCGGGGCGGCGGTTTGTGTTTGCGGACAATGACGAGTCAAAGACCGGCGAGAAGGCCGCTATACAGACCGGCCTGCCGTGGACGATGGCCGATGAGAAGGGCTGGGACGCCAACGACCTGCATGCGCACCACGGCCTGTTTGCGGTGGTCAAGAAGATGATGCTGTGCAGGAGGGTGGAAAAAGCCCACGCTTGACACGACTTCCCGACGTCGTAAAATTCGGGCATTGCTAGGTGTGAGAGCCGTCGCAATTGAGCCGTTAAGCCTGATCCCGACCCCGTTCTGGGGTAGCCGCTGACCCAAAAAGTCGACGGTTCTCTCACCGGGGTCAGACTTAACGGCTTTTTTGTTTTCCACGCCCTGCACGTACTCCGCACGAAAGTAGGGGCCGCAAGTGGGGCTGCTCGGAAGAAAACCGCGACACGGTATGCCGCAAGGCTAGGGGGCAGTTCCCGAATAATCCGTGCGGCTGGTCGAATCATCAAGCCGAGGGGCAGACGGTATCCAATCCGTCGCATGATGATCCTGTTCAACAGGGGTGAAGCACCTTCCCTCTCTACTCCTCACTGGGGTAGGGGGGTCTTTGGGTGAAAGGATTGATAGGGATCAAGAAGGGGGCCGGTCGGGCTCCATTTTTTTGCGCGAGAATGTAATTGAGTGTTAGACTGACAGCAGATTTTGAAAGGTGAAGAATGAGTCAAGACCAACTGATCGAGCAGTACTATTTCCAGACGCCCGTGTACCTTGTGAAGAAGCCGGAATTCCTGCCGGTGGTCAATGCGGTGTCTCAACGGTACATCGAGAGATCGAGGGCTCGCAAGAAAAACAAGAACCCTGTGATGGTGATGTCGGGCAGCTACATGAACGAGCCTGAGATTGCCGAATTTGCGAAGTACGTGTCTCAGACTGGCTGGAACATTCTGTCCGCGCAGGGTTACCGCATGGAAGATCTGGTGACCTACTTCACCGAGATGTGGACGCAAGAGCACAACCACATGTCCTCGATGGAGACCCACGTTCACGGCCACGGCGTGCAGATCAGCGCCTTCTACTTCCTCGATGCGCCAGAGAACTCATGCAAGCTGGTGGTTCACGATCCGCGCCCGGGCAAGGTAATTGTTAACCTGCACCAGAAGGACGCACGTCAGGTCACTGAAGCATCGCACCAGATCGTGTTCAAGCCTGAGCCCGGGTTGCTGGTGTTCATCAATTCTTGGGTGCCCCACAGCTTCACCAAGAACTTCAGCAAGCAGCCCTTGCGGTTTGTCCACATCAACATGTCCGTGGCACTGAGCCCTGAGGCATTGGAGCGCATCAAGAATGGCGAGGTGCCCAAGAAGGTGTGCAAGATGAAGAACAAGAAGTCAGTTGAAGTCCTATGAAAATCAGGATTCGTTTCAACAAGTCCCGGGGCCAACCGGGGCGCGGAACGATGGAGCATGTCTGGCGAGTCTTCGCAGGCGACACCGAGTACCTTGCCAAACACGTGGTGATCAACGTGCCCTGCCGCAGCGAGAAGGAATGCTGCAGCGAAGACTGGAACATCGTCTGCGATGGCACGCTGCAGATCGACCGCCCGACGGCCACAATAATCGTTGCATGAATCTAATTCCGTGTTAGACTCTCGGCACCACGCTGTAGTGGGCAAGGAGATGACATGGAATTGGATGAACTGGAAAAAGCTGCAAAGCGCCACGAGAAGAGGCGCAAGCGTTTCGTTGAAGAGGGCCTGAGCGAAGACGAAGCTTGGGATCTGGCCGAGAAGCTCTTTGACCGGGATCGAGACACCTTAGACGACCGTCGGGTGTGCTTTGAGTGCAGCAACTATGTAGACCAGTCCAAGGTCTGCCTGAAGATGCGCGACGTTCTGGGCAAGCCCCAGCGGCCCCTGAGGTTCATCCTGCAGCGGTGCCCTGACTTCTCTTTGCGGGAGGTCAAGAAATGAACCCGTGGAACACTGAGTCCGAGACCTTCGCCCACTGGCTGGGCATGCAGGCGTCTCCGACCATTCTGCCCAATCAAGTCGGCGTCGTGGGTGACATCCTCGACCGCCTTGGCAATGGCGACCTGATCTGTGTGATGTTCAACTGTAGTGGCGAGCCTGCCATGAAGGCCTTGAACATGCTCAAGCACCGATACGAAGAAGAGCGGTACGCCCTCGACGAAATGAACAGAACGCAATACCCGGAGGATGAAGATGAAACGACTGATTGGGGTTGATCCCGGCGCTTCAGGCGCACTGGTGCTGTTAGAAGATGGCGTGCCCATCGAGTGGATGCTGATGCCAACCATGAAAGTTGGATCGGCCACCCGGGTTAATGGATCTGCTGTGGCCGCGTTCTTCATGGACTCTAAGGCTGAGTATGTGTACATCGAGCAAGTAGGTGCCATGCCCGGGCAAGGCGTGTCCTCGATGTTCAACTTCGGCCACAGCGTCGGCACCGTGATTGGCGTGATGTCTACGTTGATGCTTCCCTATGACTTGGTGACACCTCAGGCATGGAAGAAGGCTGCAGGCCTGATCGGTACCGACAAGGACGCCGCCAGATCCCGGGCCATTCAACTGTGGCCTGACTGGCGCGAGCTGGACAAAAAAGGTGCAGGCCAAGCGCTGGCTGATGCCGCGCTGATTGCGAGGTACGGAAAATGACACCCTTGATTCAAGAGATGGTGGCGCTGTCGCCTGAGGATGCCGTAAATTTTCACTGGTTCGACATGACAGCCGCGTACAAGCACGAGCAGGCCGTCAGTGGTGAGATCCTCGAAAAGCCTTTGCCTTACCCCAAGACCGCACTGGTGTGCGCCTACGAAGACAAGAAGGCCTTGCTGATGGTCAACCGTATCGGCACCGTCACTGGGGTGCTTGGTTGGCTCATGGAAAAGAAGTCCTACAAGCGCACCACGCCATTCACCTACGTGGTTACACCCGAGGGTGTGCAGTGCAGGCACTTAGACGGGACGAAGTTTGATTACCGCACCAGCCCAGCCACGGGCGTGATTGCTTTCATTGCATCATTTCTTGAGTCGCTGGAGCATAAGCCTGCAACCGGCCACCTGCCCCTCAAGCGCCCCAACTGGGAAAAGAAAATCCGGCAGGGCAAGGTGCCGACATATGACTGGACTACGGTGGTGATCGAGCCCTCAAAACTTAAGAACGATCCGCAGGGCGGCACTCATGCCAGCCCAAGGTGGCACGAGCGCAGGGGGCACTGGCGAACGATGAAGAGCGGCAAAAAGGTCTGGGTCAAGAATTGCGAGGTGGGCGACAAAACGCTCGGAGCGGTGTTCCACGATTACAAGATCAAAGAGGTTTTGCATGAAGCCTGACAAGGACTTCGTGGCCGCTCAGGCAGATCGCATGCGGGAGATCGTCCAGCAGCGCCAATCCCTGAGCCGCGATGACCTTGAGTATGTCGTCGAGAAGGTTGCAACTCTGCGCGACCAGCGGCTGCAGCAGTGCGTTGCAGAGCTGATTGGCTGGGGTGACGACGAGCGTGCAGAGCTGGAGACGTTTGTGGCAATTGCAATCGAGGTGATGAAGCGCACAAGGGTGAGCACGTTGCGCGAGTGCGCACGCATCGTTGAGATCAGATATCTCGTGAAGGATCTGAAATGACGCTGGCAGAAATTCTCATTCCTATTGGCGTGTTCATCGGCGCAATTTGGTGGGCCTGCACAGCCAACTGGGGCGCTTGTGGAGAGTGCAACTACAACTGCAGGCAAGGGCGCGATTGTCCGTTGCGCAAAACGAAATATAAGGAGGAAATATGACCGACCAGAAGGACATCAATGACGCCGTGGATTTTCTGTACACCCACGGCAAGAAGTACGCCGAGGCCAAGGCCCACCGCACGTACCTTGAGGAGTACCGCAAAAGCCAGAAGGCAATGCTCATGAAGTCGGCCATGGCTGATGGCCGCGCCAAGACGGCTGCAGCAGCCGAGATCGAGGCCTACTCCGACCCAACCTACGTGAAGATGCTGGAGGGCCTAGAAGCGGCTGTAGAGCGCGAGGAGCAGTTGAGGTGGGCCTTGGTATCAGCGCAGGCCCGAATCGACGTCTGGCGGTCTCAGGAGGCCTCCAATCGCACCATGGACAAAGTAACAATGTAGGGAGAACGAGATGAAACCAATCAATGAAGTGGAAGTGTTTCGCAAAGAAAAGCTGGCCTGTGATCATCGGCTGGCGGTCATGATGATGATTCAACAGCAGATCGATGTTGTTGGCGACCTCATGAGTCGTCACAAAGAGTTGGTGAAATCGCCCCTGTCATACAACATGTGCGCCGGATTGATCGATCAACTCAAGACCCATGCGCACACAGCATTCAACGATGGAGCGCCAGCCGCTCCCGGTGTTGATGGCAGTTCGCAAGTTCCATACTTTCGATTCCCAGACGACATCATTGGCCTATGAATTCCAAGATGAACAGCAACGAGCGCCGTTGGGTTGCGCTGGTCAAAGAGCAACCCTGCAGCGTGTGCGGCACCCCGGGCCCAAGCGACGCCCACCACATCAAGCAGGGCCTGCACTACACCTGTGTGGCCCTATGCAAGAGCTGCCACCAAGGCAGCAAGATGGGCTGGCACGGAGAGAAGAGGGCATGGGCCATCGCCAAGATGGAAGAGCTGGACGCCTTGAACGTCACCATTGCCAACGTGTTTGCTAGTCGGACTAGTACCGTAGGCAAGTAGCAAAAATACAACACAACATAGGGAAAGCACCTAGAAAAAAAAGTGTTGACACCAGAATCTAACTTTGTGTTAGACTTCGTACCACTGCAACGTCGCAGGTTTATCTAGGAGATCGAAATGACTGAAGTTCAAGCCACCATCCAAGCCATCGCCGCCGTCGAGTCTTTGACCAGCGACATCGATGCGCTCTACGTTCTCGACCAACAAGCCAAGGCGCTGGCCGAGCAAGTCAAGAAGATGAAGATCGCTATCGCCAACAAGTATGGCGAAGGCAATCACAAGGGCGAGTTGCACGAGGTGGACGTCAAGCTGGTTGCTGTGTCTGGCACCGTTGACTACGACAAGTTGTGTGTTGCATACGGCATCACCAAAGAAGTTCTCGACACCTTCCGCAAAGAAGGCCGCGCCGACATCAAGGTGTCCCCCAAGAAGTAAACCACGGGGGCTACGGCCCCTATTAGGAGAACATCATGCAAAAGCCACGTTTCATCATCTCTCGCTGGATCACCGTCCTCAGTGCCCGCCACCCCAAATTTGGCGGTGGAATGATTGAGGTTGATTTGCCTGATACACCGTATCACCGCGCCATGTATCCAGAAGACCGCATCGTGCGTGTCTGGACTCAATTGCTGGAAGTGTAACAACCGGGGCTTCGGCCCCTTTCAGAGGAGAACACAAATGCTCACAGAAAAAGACATCGCCGACGTCGTGGATCTGCTAAAGATGGTGGAAGGCGCTTCCGTTAAGCAATGGCAAGATGCAGAGTTCGTCGGCAGGATGGGTGCCCATGCCTTTATTGTGGGTATGCCGCTTCGCATGGAGTTGGCCGTTATGAACGTCTCAGATGCACAACGCGAGGAGTAAAAAATGGAAGACCTTCCCATCATCAACGTCTACTACGACCCGCCCCCGATCCCGGTGCCTAGCCTGTTTTGGGTGGCCTACATCTTTGACGAACGTGACGAAGACTCCTGCGAGGGTCGCGGCGCTACCGCTGAAGAGGCGGTGGCCGACTTCTTGAGCCAGCTAGAAGACCGGGGCGACACCCGTGAAGCGTTTCACATTGAGTTGGGGTATCACAGGAAAGATCATGACAAGAGTCACTGAGAACTACAAACCGGGGGCACAGCCCCCTTCTAGGAGAACACCATGAAAGTCATATTCACCGAAGAAGAAGTCCAGCAGATCGTTTTGGAGTTCGTGCAGCGCACCTTGACTCCCAAGCTCAACAACGTGCGCATCAGCAACTACTCGATGGACTACTGCATCGTCACCGTCGAGCAGCCTGAAGAACCCGCCACCACAACTGAGTGAGGAGACCACCATGCGCATCGGATCTGAAACCGCCAGCCTCGTGAACCACCTGTACAGCCGCATGGTGGTGGGCGAGCCCGAGCCCTACGTGGGCATGCCTGCCACGCTGCTGTCGTGGACTGACCGCAACCCGGCCACGGTGGTCGAGGTCAACATGACCAAGCGATACATCGTGGTGCAGGACGACAACTACCAGCGCATCGACTCCAACGGCATGAGCGAGTCGCAGGAGTACGAGTACACGCCCAACCCCGATGCACCCACAAGGATCTTCCGCAAAGACAAGAAGGGCCAATGGGTGCAGCATTACCTGAACCCTAAGACCAACCGATTGGTGCAGTCACGTGGGTGTGGATTGCGCCTTGGCAAGCGCGAGGCCTATTACGACTTCAGTTTTTGAGAAGACCACCATGACGAGCACGAACTACATCTGGACGCCCACCGGCACTGACATCACGATTCGATGGCGCTTGCGCGGCTGGGTGCCCCCCAGTGAGCTGCAGGAGTACCAACAGAAGTGGAAATACTTCCAAGAGTTGCCCATGCGCAAGCTCGACGACAAAGGCAAAGCAGAATATGAAGAGCTGTTGAAACGAAACAAAGTAGCGAGGATCCGATGAGCGAGAAAAAAGAATTGAGCCAACTGGCTAAGACCCTGCTGAGTGGCGCAGGCCACATCACCACCTTCACTCAATCAGAGTTCGACGAGGCGCTGGCGCTGGCAAAGGCCGAGATCATGATGGTCGCCATCGAGACCACCAAGAAAGCCATCTTCATTGAACGCGACGAGTGCGCCAAGATCCTTGAAGCCGAGATGGCCGAGCAGGACATTGCAGTGCGTGGCGTGCTGGAAGCGCTGGCCGAGAGGATCCGCAACCGCATACCCGCGCAGAGGCAATGATGGAAGACAAGAACTACACCTTCACGGACATGGCCTTCGCCGTGGTCTACACCTCAGCCTTTTTCGTCCTGTTGATGGACATCCTGTACTGGAGGCCAAATTGATTGATCCAAAAGAAGTCGAGCGCGTTGAGAAGATCCTCAACCAACTGGCCCCGCGCATTCAGCGCTGGATGACCAACCTCATGGAGAAGGAGGGCCACACCGTCACCCTGAGCGTCACTGCGAACTTGGGCACCAGCCTGCTGTCCTCGTGCCTGCTGATGGTGCTGCAGAAGAACGGCGACGTCGAGCAGTTCATGGCCTTGATGATGCGAGAGACCGGCAGCAAGTACCTCGGGGCCAAGGCCTTGGTGGACGCTGACCGCAACGCAGTGATGTCTGAGATGGTTCAAAGCGGCTGGGACACCTGCAGGCCCCTGCATTAGGGTTTGTACCTATCTTTTGGGGCTTGCTGCAAGAATCTAACTTCATGTTAGAATCCTCCTCACTGCACTGACGCAGGTTTAACAGGAGATCAACATGAACGCAGCAACCAACCCCTTCGCCGATATGGCAGACGACCTCGACTTCTCCGCGCCCGTCGAGGCAGTGCGCAGCATGGCTGACATCGCCCAGCCCCGCTTCGCTACCATGAAAGCTGCGCCCACCGAGTACAGCCAGCCCTGCGGCAAGTGCGGTGGCTCCGGCATGTACTACGGCATGAGCCGCTACGGCTCCCGCTGCTTCGCCTGCAACGGCGCAGGCCACAAGATCTTCAAGACCAGCCCTGAGGCCCGTGCCAAGGCCCGTGAGCAGCGCGTAGAGCGCGAGCAGCGTGCCCAGCAGGCCAACCTGTCGGCTTTCGAGGCCGCGCAGCCTGCAGCCTTTGCATGGATGACCGCCAAGGCCCCCACCTTCGGGTTTGCCGCCTCCATGCTGCAGGCCCTGCAGAAGTATGGCTCCCTGACCGAGAGCCAATTGGCCGCTGTGCAGCGTTGCATGGACTCCGACGCCCAGCGTCAGGCCGAGCGTGCCCAGCGCCAGCAGGAGCGTGCTGCAGCCCCTGTGATCGCCCTGAACGCCCTGCACAGCGTCCTGCAGAAGCACGCCAAGTTCTACGCTGGCGACCTGACCCTGAGCCGCCGCCGCGACGATCAACTGGTCTGGATCAAGCACGCCAACGCCGAGAAAGTGATCGGGAAGATCGACAACGGCACCCTGACCCTGTGGAACCGCCCCGGCGTGGACAACAACGAGGTGCGCGAGATGCTCAACGAGTTCGAAGGCGCACCCCTGCAGTCGGCCATGAAGTACGGCAAGCTGTCTGGCCGCTGCTGCTCCTGCGGACGCGAGCTGACCAACGACGGCAGCATCGAGGCTGGAATCGGCCCGATCTGCGCCCAGAAGTTTTTTTGAAAAAAAGTGTTGACGGGGGAATCTAACTTCGTGTTAGAATTCCCTCACTGCAATCGAGCAGGTTCAAACAAGGAGTTAGACATGTCATACATCGCCGAGATCGAGACCCGAGTTGCAGGCATCCCCTGCATCGTTGGCGTGGTCGAATACAACTGCGTCAAGGGAAGCTACAGCTACCACGCTGCCAGCGACTGGGACTACTACGGCTACACCGATCTGGACTACGTGATCCTCGACCGCCGTGGCCGTCCGGCAGCATGGCTGGAGCGCAAGCTGGACGACGATATGCGTGCCGATATCGAGCGCGAGATCGCCGAGTATTTCAACTGAGGAGAGCACCATGCACAACGACATTCAAGTCTCACCCAGCATCAACGTGTCCTGCTATGGCCGTGGTCAGTGGATCATCTTTGCCAGCACCGAGCACGAGGATGGCCGCTACCTTGGCTTCACCCGTGGCTTTGGTTCCAAGGTCAACGCCCTGAAGGTCGCACGCGAGTGGGCCAAGTTAACTACCGCGCAACTGCGCGACATCTGCAACAAAAGGAGCGAAGCATGAGCGAAGAACTGGAAACAAGCGTTAGAACCCAAGATGGTGGCCGTCTGTCATTGTCGGAGTGGGACGAGGGGGCGGTCTGGTTGCATCTATCGTTCCGGGGTGGCACCAGCCACACCATAATCGACCGCGAGGAGGCCCAGCAACTGCTGGCAGGCTTGCAGGCCATATTGGCAAAGGAAGTGGTGGCGTGAGAACCATCCAAGAGCTTCGGGCAGAGATCGAGATCCGCAAGGCCCTCGGCTTGCCCCGCATCGAGCTGACGCAGGAGGAGCGCATCGCGGCCTTCGGAGACCCTGCGCTGGCCCGGTGCAACCGAGACCCCTACGAGTACGAGCGCCACCTCGTGCAGCGCCTGAAGGATGGCCTGCCGATGAGCATCCACGACAAACGCCGAGCAAGACGATTCATGAAGGAGAACGCATGACCACCAAGAAGACAGCCGCGCCAGTGCGGCAAAAACCCGCCAAGAAGGCCGCAAAGCCTGCAGCTAAGGCCAAGGCACCAGCCCCGGCCAAAAAAGCCCCCAAGAAGGCCACAGAGGAGCAGTTCGACATGCCCATGGAGGTCAAGAACTGGATCGAGCGTGCCCAGAGCATCATGAACCACCAGAAGGGTGAGATCCTGCGCCTGAAGTCCGAGAACGCGGAGCTGAAGGCGTACAAGAAGTGGGCCGAGCACCGCATCCTGAGGAGCGATCATGAGTGATACTAGTCCGACTAGCAACGAAGGCCCAGACTGCCAGCAGCGCATGGCAGAGACACAAGGGGAGATCGTCACCGTGATCTGCCCAAAGCACGGAGAGCACGAGCACGCCATCCTCAGCAACATCAAAGGCCACGAAGGCGCATGGTGCCAACTGTGCTGGTTGGAATCCCTCGGCCCAAGCCTTCCATACCGCACCAATTTCAAAACTGATGACGAACCCGATAGTTAGAGAGTAAACTCCGTCCCTGAATGCGCTGAAAGGATTGCGCGAGAAGGGACTGAGATATGTCAGAGAAAATCGAATCAAAGTTAGCAGGCACTCACAGGGCCAGTAAAAAACCCAAGAATACTGGGGGCGAGATATGAGTGCGCCCAAGAACAAGGGCGGCAGGCCTGCTGGAAGCCCCAACAAGACCACGATGGAGGCCAGACAGGCCATAGCCTCATTTGTGGACGGAAACGCTCACAGGCTCACTGAGTGGCTCGACCAAGTGGCCGCAGGGGTCAAGACAGTGGACAAGGAGACGGGCGAAGAGAAGTACGTCATTCCTCCCAACCCGGCCAAAGCCTTCGACATGTTCCAGTCGGTGGTGGAGTACCACGTACCGAAGCTGGCACGCATGGAAGTGGCTGGTGACCGCAACAACCCGCTGGAGGTGGACGTCCACGTGAACGTCTTCGGGGAGCTGCTCAAGAACCTGAAGATGCAACGCCAGTCTGAAGGCTGACTACTAGTCGGACTAGCATGGGCGCAGTTGACCTACTGATCCAAGACGACGGCCTGAAGGACGAGTTCGCCAAGCTGCCTGTGGAAAAGCAGGCAGTGATCAACTGGCAACTGAGCTGGCTGCAGAAGGCCCACGCCCACCAGATCGAGCCTGCAGGGGACTGGTGGAACATCTGGCTGCTGATGGCCGGACGCGGAGCCGGGAAGACCCGAGCAGCCGCCGAGACGCTGGCCGCATGGGCAGTGGAGCAGCCCGACACCCGCTGGCTGGTGTCCGCGCCCACCAGTGGCGACATCAGGGGCACCTGCTTTGAGGGCGACTCAGGCCTGCTGGAAGTGATCCCCAAGCCCCTGATCGCCGACTACAACAAGAGCCTGCACGAGCTGCGCCTGATCAACGGATCCTTCATCAAGGGCATCCCAGCCAGCGAGCCCGAGCGCTTCCGTGGCGGTCAGTGGCACGGCGCATGGCTGGACGAGCTGGCCGCGTGGGAGTACCTGCAGGACTCGTGGGACATGATCCAGTTCGCTGTGCGTCTGGGCCAGAAGACCAAGATCATCGCCTCGACCACACCGAAGCCCAAGCCCCTGATCATGGATCTGCTGGGCCGCGAGGGCGACGACGTCACCGTTACCCGCGCCAGCACCTACGTCAACGTGGCGAACCTTGCGCCATCGTTTCAGAAGCAGATCCTGCAGTACGAGGGCACCAACCTCGGCAGGCAGGAGATCCATGCCGAGATCATCGACCCTGAGGAGGGCGGCATCGTCAAGCGGGACTGGTTCCGGCTCTGGCCTGCCACCAAGCCGTTTCCCCGGCTGGAGTTCATCATCCAGTCCTACGACTGCGCGACGTCCGACAAGACCTTCAACGACCCGACCGGCAGCATCACGCTGGGCGTGTTCAAGCCACTGGACGGCGGCATGTCCGTCCTGATCCTCGACTGCTGGCAAGACCACCTGCAGTACCCTGACCTGCGCCCCAAGGTGATCGAGGAGTACGAAACCGTCTACGGTGAGGGCAAGGCCCGGAAGCTGGTAGACCTGATCCTCGTGGAGGACAAGAGCGCAGGCATCAGCCTGATCCAAGACCTGCAGCGTGCCCACCTGCCGGTGCATGCCTACAACCCGGGCAAGGCCGACAAGGTGCAGCGCCTGTCCATCGT